TCTGGAATTTTTGCCCCTGTTTTTAGTTTTTTTGGTCAAGAAGATACTGCTAAAAAATTATCAACTCCCGGGTCTTTTGGAAGTTTGTATGGCGAAAAAGCAGTTAAAGATATGGGATATAGTGGTGGTGGACGAGTAATATCAATTCAAAAATATGCTAGAGGTGGATCTGTTGTTGATATTCCAAGAACAGAAGTAAAGGAAGTTGATATTGAAAGAACTGAAGTAAAAAAACAAAAACTTGTAAAATCTGGTTCTTTAGTTGGCGGTACGTCTGGTTTTCTTAAAGTTTTTCCTGATACCGATGATGAAGATAGGATGGACCGCTATACATATATGACAAGTTCATACTCTACAATTTCAAGCATTCCCGATTTAGGTAATGTAATGTCTTTGACTGTAAAATCTCTACTGGGAGATCAAGTCATAAAAGAGGATTATGATGGTGCAGCGAGTTCGTTAAGTTCACTGATGATGAGAGGAGTATACGAACAAAATCCATATGCATACGGGAGACTTTCTTCCTTAATTAAAATGAAAGAATTTAATATGGCACTTGCAGGTTTCTTGATGAAATCTATGAGTGACCCATTTGGAGCGATTGTTGGTTTATTAAGATCTCAAGTTGGTCTTGCTCCTTTGCCTGGATATACCACTCAAAGTGAAGGAAATGTTTGTGCGGCCGCTTGTGATACTGGAACTTCTGGAGGAATGGCAGTCTCTGGAGATGCTGTTGATAAAGCGATTCTTGATTTGATTTCTTCTGTTGAAGCAAAAGATTATGACACTATGAATGTGTCACGAGGAGCAACTCCAGGAAAACCAACTCAAATGACAGTTGATTGGTTGGTTGCAAATGCTAGAGGTGCTATTGGTAGATATCAACAGATGCCCCAGTACCTTTTGGAACGTGTAATTGCTGCTGGCGGTAAAGGTAGCGATAAGTTTACTCCAGAATTACAAGATAGAACCGCACTAAAAATGTTGTATTCCGGACACGGATTTTCTAGATGGAGAAGCGGTCAGATGAGTGATGAAGAGTTTGGTAATCGTTTATCTGCAACTTGGAGAGGTCTTCCTCATAGCAGTGGTGGAACTTATCCTGATCAGTTTGCTGGTAGAAATAAAGCTCACATGTCAAGACCAGCCTTTATGACACGTCTTGCTCAGATTAAAGCAGGTGGAATGGGAACGATGGCAAAAATAGCACCAGGTTCTTCTGCGGCAAATGTTGACCCCTGCATATGTGACCCTGAAGTTCCTGATGGAGATCCTGGAGACATTCAAGCAGCAGGATCAACTGTTGGTCAAAAGATAAGTGGATATCCCATAACATCTGGATTTGGACCGAGAACACATCCAATAACTGGCGAACGCAACAAGCAGCATGGTGGCGTAGATATTTCTGGAATGAGACAAGGTGCTCCATATGCACTGAACGTGCCTGGAGTTGCTGGTCCTCCTCCACAATACGAAGGTGGGTATGGAAATTTTATTGATATAAAAATCCCATCTCTAGACTTATATTTTAGATTTGCTCACATGGTAAAACCACCCAACTATAAACCAGGACAGGACATTCCTGCTGGAAAAATATTTGGAAACGCTGGAACCACAGGATCATCAACTGGGGTACATCTTCACTTTGAGGTAAATAAACGCATATCTGGTTATGGTGGTGATCGTGATCCTACTCCCTATGGTAAATATATTTCTATCGGAAAAGAAACAGGGGGCTCAACTCTTCTGGGTGGAATTAGATTACTTCATAAAGGCGAATATGTGATTGATAAAGACTCTGTTGATTTATTTGGCGGAAATGTTTTCTTTAGTATGATAAATGCAGTAGAAAATGAAAAACAAAGATCCGAAAAAGCTTCTCAACTGATAAAACATTTAGAAACATATACGGGAAGAAAAATAGATCAACGACCAGAGATGATTGTTCAAAACTCCGAACCAATTATAAATCAACTTCCACCAACTTATATTCCCTCAGGATCCTCTATGAGTTCCTCTGGTGATTCTGGACCTAATTGGGAACAAGATAGATTGGAGTTGAGAGCATAAAAAAAATGGCATATATTAAACCAAAAAATCCCACTGCTTTCATAATTAAAAAACAAACTATCCGAGTAGAAAAACTTGTAGGGCAGAGAAATAAGTTTAGAAGTGTTGCGTTTAATCAGGAAAAAAAATTAAAAGAAGACAATGATAGAAGGGAAAGAGAGGAATCTCTTGAAAAATATGAGGATAGTGGAGGTAATTTAAATAACATCAAAGGATTTTCTACTCCACGTTTTGGATTTCTTGATAGTATAAAGAACTTTTTATTCACTGTTTTATTTGGATCACTAGCTCTTAAACTATTACCATATCTACCACAACTCAAAGGACTATTAATCACTACCCTTAAAGTTGGTAACTTCGCAGTTGATTTTGCGGGAACAATTTTAAATGCGATGGTAACTTTCATAGACAAAGTATATGGAATTATTGATTTTGGAAAACAGCAAGCAAAAATTCTTGGTGGCGATTCTGGTGTTAAAAAATATGAGGAAACGTTAGGACTAATGAACAAGGTTATGAACAGTATGTTCATTGCCGGAATGTTATTCTCAGATTTGATTGTAATAAAAGCAGAAGCAGATGCTAATCAAAGTGCGGTAAATGATATTGGAACAGCAGTCGGAGAAGAAATAGTAAAACGACAAGAATTTAGAGCGACCATTCAAGCTCTTGGTCAGAAAATTGGTGTTCTCGCAAGAGGTGTGGGTGTTGTTGCCCTTGTTGGATTAGCATCTTCACTTTTAGGTGAGTTGACATTTCAACAGAGAAAATTTACAAAAAAACTTGAAAATGATATCGCATATCAACTAAAGGAAGCAAACTTAGATCCAAATCCAATTACAAGAGCACTTAAACTTGTCGCATATAATGCTGCTCTTCCTGGACTTAAATTTTTTAATTTTGTTTCAACTGGAGTTGGAACATTACTGGATATTATTGGAGCTCCATTTAGATATGCAGGAGAGTTACTTAATCTTGGTATCATGTCTCTCACAGGTGATGCTGATGGGATTAGAAGACAAAGGGAAAATCTTGAAAAACTTGATGCAAGAATAAGAGAACAAATCAGAGAGATAGTAAATACTTTAAGTTTAGGAACTCTTGCAAAAGAAAAGGGTTCTTTTGGAAGTTTATATGGATCTCGTGCAACAAAGGCAATGGGATATGCCTCTGGTGGTGCAGTTACCCGAGAGGGTGAAGAGGCGATTGGTAGTGGTGGAATCACTAGAACTGGTGGTCTAAAAACAATATCAAGAACTATTGAAATTCCAATGTCACCATTATCTCCAGGTGCTGGATCTGGTGGAGATGCACCATACGTCGATCCTGGCACAAGAAAACTAAATGGAAAAACTAATATAGAAACCTTCTTTCCAAATCCAGAAGCAGCAGACTATGTAAGTCCATATCGTTATTTGAGCAACTCATATACCATTGTATCCTCTGGAACATTTTTGAAACCATTTATGCAAATGCCAATTAAATTGATCATGGGTAATAACCCTTCGGAAGGTGACTATAACTCTCTCGCAGCAGCGGTGAATAATTTATTTAATTATATGTTAGGTAATACTAAGGTTCGTAATACAAAAAAGTCATTATTAGATGAGATTGGTCCTGTTGATATTCAAAGTTGGGTTAGAAATAGCATCAAAGACACCATGATAGATTCAGTTAATTCGTTACTAGAATCAATCAAAGAACAATTTGGAAAAAAATCCAGTCATGGTGATGGAATAGGAAATCCATCAGCACAGAAAGGTGAAGATGCCGGAACTAACCCCTTAGCACAATTTGGTGGTGAGGCTCAGTTTGTGATTGGTGATAGCATTGCTCACGGATTTGCTGGGAGAAGTGGAAATGGCACTGAGACAAGTGACACTTTTGTTGGTAGAGGGGCCGCGGCTGTTTTGAGTATACTCAAATCAAAAGGAGACGCCTTGAAGGGTATGTTGATCGACTTATCAACTGGCATCGCAAATTCCTTAGGAGACTATGCATCTGTAGAGGCACAACTTTCATATTTAAAATCAATGGGTGCGAGAGTCAGAGTTCTTGGTGTCGCTCATCCATTCAGTAAAAAGAATGGTGGTATTAATGAAAAGTTAGATCAACTTGTAAAAAAGTATGGATTCTATTTTTATGGAGGATACAAAGGAGCTGCTGATGGACTTCATGGAACTGCCACAGATTATAATGAGTTAAAAGACAGTGCAAAAAGGAATACCGCACAAATAGCAGAAACAGATGTCTCATCAAATTATCAAGTTTCTAGGGGTGCAGTTAATCCAAAACTTATATATGATCATTTGAGAAGTTTGGGTGTTTCTCACATTCATTCTTTAGGTATACTTGCAAACATTAAAGGGGAAAGTGATTTTGTTCCCGGAGTATCAGAGAGTGGTGGACCTGGAGTTGGTTTATTTCAATATTCAGATAATGATAGGAAACCAAAATTTTTAAAAGCAGTTCCAAACTATAAAACTAATTGGAAAGGTCAAATATCATATGCCATAAAGGAGGATAGAGCTCCCGAGTATTTAAGTAAATCCTTTTCATCTGCCGAAGCAGCCGCTGAGTGGTGGATGGAATATTGGGAAAGACCTTCGTCCAGGGTGAAAACAGGTAGAAGAACAAAACATAATAATTTTATTGCCTCTTTTGGTAAAGGAATGCCACAAGCAGAAAAGGGTGGTCTCATAAACAAAACTGAATATGTATTAACTCATCCAGGAGAATATATTGTTGATGCTGATTCCACGAATTTGTTTGGAGTTAATTTTTATGATATTATTAATCAAACAGAAACAATACATCAAAGAAGAAATGCCGCAGAGAGTTTGATTTCTATTCTGAGTCAATATACCGAAGATGGATTTCCTGAGACTGAAGATGACTATACTTATCGTGTTTCTACACCAGAGGTTGTAACGATACCAGGTCCAGTTGTTAAAATTGGATCCTCTGGTTTTGGTGGAGGTGGTGGTGGAGGTTCAGATCCATCTCTAGATGGCACCGAACTTCATTAAATAGAAGTAAGAAAAAATTTAAAAGATGTCTAATCAACCAATTACATCAGCACAATCTAAAGATTTTAACATTGATAAATGTTTGGTGTATTCCAATGATGAAAAAACGAAAGCAGATATTGGATCTTTGATTACTGACTTATATTATTTTGAAGACATTTTGAGTCCTACGCTCAAGGTTGATATTCTTTATGTGGATACAGGAACGGTAAAAAAAGATGGTGAATTAAAAACAGCCATAGACGCTTTACAGATGGTTGGAACTGAAAAAGTTGAGTTAGAACTTACTGATCCGAATAAACAAAAAATAAAAGTTACCTTATATACAGATACAATAGCACCCATTACACAAGAGAATTCAACTGTAGTTACTGTAAATCTTGGATCGAAAGAAGCAATTACAAATTATAAAACCACCGTGAATTTTAGATTAGATGGAAAAATATCTGATCACATTACTCGTATACTTAAAGAAACTCTAAAAGTTGACGGTAAAAAGAAGTTAGATATAGAGGAAACCACCAATGATCTCAATCATATTGGAAATAATATGAGACCATTTGCTACTATTTTACAACTTGCAAGAAAAGCAGTGCCTCAAACTCCAAATGCTCAAGGTAATACTGCAGGTTTCTTTTTCTTTGAAACCTCTGAGGGATATAAATTTAAATCTGTAGATGGATTGCTTTCAGAGAATGAACCTGGCGGTGCCAAGAAAAAATACAAAAGTTATATCTATAATAACACTCCTGACGGAAGAGGATCAACTATTCCTCCCGAATATGGAGGGAAAGTATTGGAGTATAATGTCACCACCTCTGCCGGAAGTGTTAAATCAAAACTACAAATTGGTACATATTCAACAAGGACAATTCTATTTGATCCCTTTACCTGTTATTATGAAGTTGTAAATCCAAATGTTCAAGGAGATAAAGGTGGAGAGAAAAATCTTCAAAAAGCAGGAAAAAACCTGCCAAAATTTAATAAAGAATTCAACCAAGAAGGGACAAATAAAGATTTTTCGAGAACTCAATATATGCTTTTAGATAAAGGAACTTTACCCACAGGGGATTCAAAAGAACAAATTAGTAAATCTACAGAGGAAAATTTTGATCCAAAAAATATTTTAAATCAATCTGTAATGAGATATAATCAATTTTTTTCATCTAAAGTTGAAATCACAATCACTGCTGATTTTAGTTTACATGCGGGAGATTACTTCTTTGTTGACTCTCCAGAACTCTCTACAAAAGATACAAAAGTTATGGACAAACAATTTGGAGGAGGTTATGTAATCGCAAAGTTGTGTCATTATATTAGTAAGAGAGATGGTGGATATACCAAATTAACTTTATGTAGAGATTCTCTTGGAAGGAAAGGTTCTCCAAAATCATCATAAATATATCATCAAAAACTTCATATTACCTCTAAATAGTTAAACTATTATACGCAATGACATGGAAAGCGTAGAAAGACATATCGAACAAGATAAAAAAATACTAGATGATCCCACAGTTTCTGCACAAGCAAGAAGACATGTTGAGGATGAATTAGATGCCCTTGAGAGGTGGATAGAAACTCACCCTGATGATAATCATGACCCAACTGGTTTGGAACTGTATTGCAACGATAATCCAGACGCCCTTGAATGTAGGATGTACGATGACTAATGAGTGAAGGAACTTTATTTAATCCAGGATTTTTAGGTGGTAGTTTCCTCTGGTGGGTAGGACAGATCGCTGATGACTCCACTTGGAGAGACAACATATCACCAGGAATTCACAAGAGTAAAAATTCAATTCCAGGGTGGGGAAGGAGATATAAAGTTCGTATTATAGGACTTCACGACCAAGGCGAAACAGTTATTCCCTCTGATCAATTGCCCTGGGCGCAGATTATGTATCCTGTCACGGCAGGTGGAGGACAAACAAATTCTGGCCAAACATCAAACCTTCGTCAGGGGATGATGGTTTTTGGTTTCTTTCTTGACGGACAAGACCAACAAGTCCCAGTTATTATGGGAGTGCTCGGGAATAATGAGCAAACCGCACTCTCCACTAAGATTGGCGACAATCGCGTTACAAACGAAACTCCAGGGAGTCTTGCGACTAGTGGTTATGCTGAGGGACAAGAACCAAAACCTAGCGAGACTAAAGAGAAAGTTCCAGATAAAGGAAAAGAAGTAGAAAAACCAAAACCAGCAGAACAAGCGAAGGAGTGCGCTGCTCCGCCACCTGGAGTAAAAGTAAATAAAAATGGACTAAGACCAGATTTACCATTATCAAAATCACAGTTTCAGGATCAACAAAGTGCAAGAGCTGCTGCTGAGGCAAGAGGACTCACTGGAGCTGCGAGAGATGATTTTATTCAACAACAAGTCGCTGCAGGAATAAAAAATAGATGTGCTGCAGCAAACTCTCCAGGATCTCCAACTGTTCCAGGAGCGACGATTGAGGGCATCACTTCAGTTCACAAGATGAATGCGGCTCATGTGAAGATAGAGGATAAACTTAGAGAGAAAATTCCTCTAATGAAACCTGATGATAAAGTCGGGTCTGCACTAAAATCTATTCAGACAGTCATTGATAATATTACACAGAAGATTGACAAGTATATGAAGGCGATTAACTCATATCTTGAAGCAGTAACTAATACTCTCTCCGATATAAAAGGTCTCATTGCTTCAGCTGCTAGTGAAATTTCCAAATATATGAAAGTGGTCTTTGATAAAATTATGGAATATGTCTTAAAATTGCTGAATAAGACATTGACAAAAGTGGTCGCTGCTATGCCGTCTAGTTTAAGATATTTGTTTGGTGATATGAAGGAAATACTTACTGAACTTATTCTTTGTCTTTATGGTAAGATTACTGGTGCTTTAGGTGGAATGATAGAGGGTTTACTCACCAAAGCAATTAATCCTGACGAATTACAAAAAAAGGCAGAGCAAGCACAACAAGTTGGAACTACACCAACTTCAGGTGAAGTTGGAGCTGCACCAACTTCACCACTAGCATCACCATCCGTTCCCATATGTTATGCTGAGGACTTAGTTGCTGACGCAATTTTTGCAAATAAAGATGCAATTAATGATGCTAACAATGCCATCGTTGATAATGTAAATGCTTTCCTTGATGATATTCAGGGTCAACTTGCTGGTGTAAGTGGGTCACTCCCAGACATAACTGCC